CATTTACCTAGACACTTTGTAGATATAATAAATGACGATACAAGTTTTTTGTTATCAGAAAATCCAAATGTAACTTCAGAATTAATTATTGGAATTGATTTCAAAACAATTTGGATTGATAAATCAACCAGTAATAACACTAAATCAATAATCATGAACTATTTGAAAATGTTTTTGTTGAGCTTACTTTCAGATATTGAAGATAAATGCATGTTTGGCGATAAGGATATATTCGAAAATATGGCGAGTTCTGAATTCCAAGATAGAATGCATACCATGATAGAGGATTTAGAAGGTTATTTTAAAGACAAAGATAAGACACCAAATATACCTAAACCAGAAAAAATCGAAGAACAAATGAACACTATTTTAAATGGAACTATTGGTAAAATGGCAAAGGAAATAGCAGAAGAAACACTTCAAGACATAACTACTGACATTTCCCTAAACAAAAACAATCCTGAACTTCTAAAACACATATTAAATGATCCTTCGAAAATCATGAACTTAACAAGTAAGATCGGAAAAAAATTAGACGCAAAAATAAAGAATGGAGACATCAAAGACAACGAACTCATGCAAGAAGCTTCAAATATAATGGAAACCATGACAAATATTCCAGGTATGGAAATCATGCAAGACATGGTATTTAAAATGTTTAATTCAGATCATGTCAAAAAAAATAAAATGCATCAAGATATGAAAACAGCTAGTACAAAAGAACGAATGTTACAAAAGTTGAAGCAAAGACAAGCAGATAAAGCGTCAAACAATGAGCACAAGTTTAGATCAGAAAATTCTGAGCCTATGCAAAAAAGTGCCCGACCTAAAAAGAAAAATATAAATAAAAAAAAGAAAAATAAATAAATATATCTTATATACCACAAAGATGAAAAATCAAAATATACATGTGAGTACAGTGAGTGAATCATTTTGGTTTAACGAACCGAGTATATTATTCCACTATCCATATATTCAAAAACTAGTTCCCAATTCGAATGATTCTTTATCTGGAAAATTAAATGCACTTAGCAGATTAATTATTTTAATATCTTTTGCAACTATAATTATTTTTCCCGAAAAAAAGGTTAAACTTTTGATAACGTTGTTTATTACTTTAGGAAGTATCGTTATATTCGAGAGAAACAATAAGATTGTTGAAAAATTTCAAACAAAAGTGAATACACAACCAAAAGCAATAGTAGAAAATAATCCTATTCGAACTCAATCTACAAAATCAAATCCTTTAATGAATGTATTGACTCCTGAAATAAAATACAACCCAAAACGTGGTCCTGCTGTATCAAGTAAAACCACTCAACAAGAAATTAAAAATAATATAAAATCACATTTTAATTCTAATTTATTTCGTGATTTAAATGATGAGATTGATTTTGAAAACTTTCAAAGAAAATTTAATGTTATGCCAAACACATGCATACCGAACGCTCAAGATTCGTTTATAAAATTCTGTTATAAAAATACAGCTTATGACAAAGAAAAATATACACACTCTAAATAATAAAATATATATACATAATAAATATATATGTCAAGTGTGCATAATTACATGTTCGAAAATTTATCTAGAGTAGGTGATGACGTTGTAACTTTATCTGAACAAAATCAAATGAATACTAAATTTGGATCATATAATACAACAAATTTTTTCGCAAATAATAACTGTTTAAAAAATCCAATTAGCTTGTCTACAAAACAGCCAAGTGTATTTATAAATGGAGGAAAAAATTCAGTAGGACTACAAGGTTGTGCGGTAGATCAAGACAATACACTGCGTATTCAAACAACACAAACGAATATAAAAGGTCGTGTAAATTTATTCACAAGACCTTTTTTGACTGTACCATATTTGGGAAAAGGGAGATCTTCAATAGACGAAGAAACTAGGTTAAAACATGGAGACAGTATATCTAACAAAAAAACTGTCACAGGATTATCTGAAGAAAGTCATAAAAACCCAGAAGAGTATCCATTAATTGATTCTTTACGTCATACAGTGACTAATCCAAACAATCTAGTAGAATCAGTTGCTGACAAAAATTGGATTCGAGGAGGGGCTTCTTCAAGGGATTTAAATCGCGAACAATCAGATAAAAGCAAATAAATAACCTAAACAATATAAACGATGATAAATATTTAGTATTATATGAAATTAGACTACAAAACATACCCCCCAGACAAACAATTGATTGAATATCAAAATACAATACTGAAAATATTTAATTTGAATATTTTTAAAGAAGATATGATTGTATCGACTTTGAATGAAATCTTTGATACTTTGGAAAAACATTTATTTATAACCGAACCTATAAAAAAAATTCTGTTGGAAAAGGCAAGTTTATTACATTCCACTGATTTAAAAATTGGTTTCATGATACTGTATTCTTACGACTTTTGTGATATATTTCACCCAATAATTCAAAAAGGAGTAGAGAATAAATGTACTCCGAAAGATTTTGAAGAATGTATTTTACGGTTAGTACAATAATGAATATATAATATCTTTTAATTACATAAATGAAAACGAGAAAACGTATTCAACAACACCAAATACACAAATCTTTGAAATCAAAGAAATCAACCACCACGAAACCTATAAATTTTTTAACCAATCCATGCAATACACAAAATAAAATAAATGTTTTATTTTGTGTAAAAACAGTATCTAGTTTGAGGAACAAAATTCCGTTATTTCAATATAAAAAAAGGAAAGGCAATTACACATTTCATTTGAATTCAAAAAAGTATACAATTTCATTCAATTATAAAATGGGTAGTGGATCTTATGCTACAACTTGGAAATCTACTTATATATCTGATACACATGCTACTGATATTATAGTTAAAAGACCCATAATAGATATTGACAAAAATAGTTTTTTGCATGAGATTTTCATCCATCTTTTGCTGTTTTGTAGCTACAAAAAATATTCGTCAACTTTGGGATATATACCAGAAATCAAGGTCATATTTAGAACAACGAAAACCAATATACTCTATGGTATGGAAAGTTTAGATGGTACTTTGTGGGATTTTATAAGTGATAATCTAGAAAATCAACAGCAAATATATATAGCGTTAAAAGATATCGTCAGCTTTTTAAACGATTTACAAATAAAATACAAATTAATGCATAGGGATTTTCATCCTGGAAACATTATGTATAAAAAGAATAAAAAAAATTATCAATGGTATTTTATTGATTTCAATATGTGTTTTCTCACGATAAACAATAAACAAATTAATGAAATGACCAAAACAAAACATTATCATATTATACACACTTTCAATCCAACTCATGATATAAGATTACTGTTTTTGTACATATATGAACATTATATGAACAGATTACCACATATGCTACTTCATTATATATTGTCGTTATTTGAAAATGTAGCTCATTACTTTCCAAATATAAAAAAAAAGGAATCAAGTGAATATTTCTTTACAAATCATGCTTATGGTGATATTGTTCATGAATATGACGAAAATTTTCACCCTAAAAATGTTTTACAATACTTACAAGCAATGATTCAAAATGAATATACAGTTACGAAAGTAGAAATTAATAAAAATATTATCAACAATAATAATATATTCAATACGTACATACAAACCAGTAGGAATCTGTTGAATATATATTTATAATTTAAAAAATATATTTTGTTTAAATATATGAGTTCTACAAGATTGAAAAATCAACCAGGTGAATATAAATTAGAACAATTACGGAATCAACAAGCATGTGCAAATAGACTTAGTGAACATAGAACAATATCTAATAATACAGTTTTACCTGAGTTTGGGTTTAATGTAAGTTATCTTCCAAACCACTTGCTATCGAAGAACGCTGTAGATATTGAAAGTAATTTGTTTGGTGTAGGAGCTTCTAATCTAGAAAAAAAACCAATTCATTTTAACCCATATTTAAATCGTTTGAAAGATATATCGTTCTTTGAAAGACCAGAAGTATTTGTACCACCTCCCCTAACACATTCTCTTTATCAACGTCCGGTCATACCATAATGTAGTATTATTATATAAAGTATTTATATCTAATATAATAATAAATGTCATTTACTCGTTTTCATTATGATAAAGCTCGAACGCAAAAAAAATTACAAGAATCTACTGGTCCAGGGAGATGGGTACTGAATACACCAGGACAAGGTATATCACCTTTATATTATGAAGATCCCCATATACGTCTTGAAAAATGGGGTGGAAATGTATATTCGAATCCTGTAGATGTATCAAGTTATCTTCAAGGTAGAAATAAAATTGTTTCTAGGGATACTATCACGCATGTGAAAAAACCATTGTTGCCGAGTAATCCACAATCATATCCAAACATGAAATCATATACAAGCGAAACACGAGTTTCACACCCAGTGTTTTTATACAGAGATAAAGAACAAACACGTTGGGAATATCCATTACTAGATCCTCAAGAACCTGTTGTATTTGAAACAGACCAATTTCAAACTATGAGCTCCCGTATATTACAAAAGAACGTTTTTGTACCCAAACTTTGAGAAAAATATAAGATGTATAATATAATTTATAGAATGGAAGCTGTAGTTCCGATCATTGCATTTACATGGCTGTATAATATTTCCAGACAAAAAAAAAAGGAAACGTTTTCTAATCAAGTAAGTGAATTCAAACAACATGAAGAAGCAACAAAATATGAAAATACGCAATTCAATAGCAAGGCTAATGTTGAATTAGATTATCAGTCATATAAAGAGGATAATCCAGGTGCTAAACAATATTTTGAAAAACAACAGGTTTTAAGTGACTCCAAAATTAAAACACTAGCTGGTGAAGAAATCAGTTCAAATATGTTTACACACAATAACCAACAACCATTTTTTGGATCATCAGTCAAACAAAGCTCTTCAACATATGGTAGATCCGAAAATGTTTTGGATTCTATGAATGGATCAGCAACGCATTACAACAAGAAACAAGAAATAGCACCATTATTTGCTCCATCCAAGGATTTAAAATGGACGAATGGAACTCCTAACAAAACAGATATGTTGAGATCAAGGATGCATGTTTCAAAGATTAAAAACAATGAGAAGCAATTTGAAAGTAAACAAATAGCACCAGGGTTTAAAGGTATAGAAAACAATGGTGGTGAGCTTGGATTTAATACAGGATTAATTGGTCGTGATCAATGGATGCCAAAAACTATTGACGATTTAACTGTCAACACAAAACAGACATACAACGGACGAACATTACATGGGAAGAATGTTGTTTCAAAACGAGGTATTCAAGGAGAATTTGAAAAACATAGACCAGATACTTATTTTATTAATACACCAGAAAGGTATTTTACGACAACTGGTGTAGAACAAGCACCCAAGGCAAGATCAAAAGAAATATTAAAAGCTGAAAATAGAATATTCACAACGGCAGAAAACTATGGTGTTCCTAAGTATTATAATAAACCTTATACTCAGGGAAAATACGAAACGCCACAAAGACCAACACTCGACCCTCCAGTCAAGCATGTCAGTAATATATATAGTCCACAACAAGATAGATCAAATGCTGTAGATATCCAACATTTCAAGGCTAGTCAGAAAACAAATCCACGTAATACGGCTTTTTATGATTCTCTTGATTATAGTGCATTATCTAATATTGTCAAAGCAACTATATCGCCAATAATAGATACATTACGCCCGACTAAAAAATATAATTCTATTGGAAACAGTCGAGGTCCTGGTAATGCTGGTTCAACTGTACCTGTAGGATCTATTTTTAACCCAGCTGATCGAACAAGGACAACCATTCGCGAAATGACAGAACATGGTAGTGGACACCAATTTGTTGGAAATCAAAGCTTGCTTCAAAATCGAGGCGAATCAGGTTATATCACCAATAAAAATACACCTGTTTCACAACAACGTGATACGACAAGCACCAGTCATATTGGAAACATTGGCAATACTAACGTTACATCACAACAATTGATATATGATACAGCATATAATGCTAATTTAATCGATAAGAGTAAACTATCAGTTGGACGTGATCCAACAAATAGTAGCGTGAAGTTGTATACAGCACACGAAAATATGAATGTTTCAATAAATAAATCAGATAAATTAGAAAATGAATTTATTGGAGGTAATCCTGGTACGTCTTCTACCTATATTCCAATGAAGGATAGTATTGGAGAGATGAATGTAAAAAACGGTCAATTAGATAATAAACACAATGAACGATTCAATCCTGAATTATTAAACGCATTCAGGAAAAATCCATATACACAATCGCTACATACTTTTTGAGAATGATATGCGTTTAAGTTATATAATGTAATAAGTTTATTCAAAATATAATTAAACAAAATAATTGAATTAAACTATTATGATACAAAATTTACATGCTTGTGTAAAACATAAATTTGATCTTTTCATAGAAAATAACAATATACCTAATATAATTTTATATGGTCCTTATGGAAGTGGTAAAACAACATTATTACATTATCTGTTGAAAAATATATATAAAAATGTAAACAATAAAAACGAATACATAATGTACATTAATTGTGCTTTTGGTAAAGGCATAAAATTTATTAGAGAAGAGCTGAAACTATTTGCGAAAACAAATATATGTTCACACGCACAAAACGAACCTTTTTTTAAAAGTGTTGTATTACTTCATGCTGATAATTTAACAATTGACGCACAAAGTGCTTTAAGACGGTGTATAGAAGTATTTAGTTTTAATACACGGTTTTTTATTTTAGTGAATCATAAATATCGTCTAATAGAACCAATTTTGTCACGATTTTGTGAAGTGTATATACCAAGTCCAATCATTAAAGATAAACAAGTTAATTTACATGAATATAATAAACTTAACTACAAAAATCCAGTTGTTATATACAAAAAAATAACATATAGGCTATCTAAAATAAAGCAATATAAAAATTTAATTCAATTAGCGTACGATCTATACAATATTGGTTGTAGTACAATAACATTTATTGATTATGTAAAATTTAAACATGGGGAAAATTTAAAAACTAACGAATATATATTTGACTGCGAATATATGCGAATAAATATTCGTTTTGAGGTAATGAGCTTATATCTGTGTTTAGAAAAGTACAAATTGCGTTTTTTAGGCACAAACGAAATATAATGTTGTTTCATAATGGACGATTATAATATTCAATCTTTGACAGACTCAAGGAATGCATATACTCAAATTTTTGTCGAAAAATTGTGTCCGGTGATAATTCAAGGATTTGACTCGATTTACCAAGATTCTATGAAGATATGCATCGATAATGACGAAGAAGATAAATATTTGATGACATTTCAAAATTTTTTAGCTCGTGTCCCTAAGTGGAATCAAAGCATTATTACTACCGAAGTCAATAGAATTAAGGAAGAAACTAATTGTGGATATTTGGAAGACTTGTTGACGTGTGTACACGTTACGCAACTGAAATTATTGACTAATATTCGTGTTGGAAATAATCAGAAAAAAATTTCAATACAAATACCAGATTTGAATAGTTTTATTCACAATGTGTATATTGAATGTGCGCGTAAAATATATAAAAATGTATATCTGTTTGAAAATATTGATTTACCTATACAAAAACAAAAATACAAGCGCGAATTAGAATTATTAATACAAACAAGTATTTTGATTACTATTCGTAATAATATGCCTATTGAATCTATTTTAAAGGCATATTTAGACGAGTCTATTGAACATGAAGTATTTGATAAAGTTGAAGAATTTGAAGAAGAAATAGAAGAAAAAGTAAATAATGACGAAATAGACATTCCAAACGAACAAATTCTTGCACAAACACCAAATCTTGATATAAATACAACAAATGTAGAGGATAATTTGAAAAATGATGTTGTATTAGATAAATATACTGAAGACACCCCGTTAGAAGAGACGTTGAATAACAATACAAATATTCAAGAAAATGTACCAGTCATAAATGCTCCTATAATAAAAGAGCCTGTAAAAAATGAAGAAATCAGTCAACCTACAAATAATGATAGTATTCAAAATAACGTAAAGTTCATAGGAGATGATGTTCAATTTGAATCCGAATATTTTACAGATGAAGATAGTGATTTTGGTACATATCAAAACAATATTCAAATATTTGATCACGATAAAGATTTAGACGATGTCACTGATTTAACTCCTAACAAACAACCCGAAAATGATTTAACAAATCTACTGGATATTGAAGAATTGTAAATTCGTTAGGATTCAACAAGAAATATATAATATAATGATATATGGATTATATTATATCTTTCATTTCAGCATGTATACTTACTATAATGCTAGAAATTGATAGAATGTACATTCGTAAAAAGCAATCAGAAGATAAATTATTCAAACAATTGTTGAAGAATTTTATTTTGGCATTTGTATCAACAATGATGGCATTATTGTGCTTTCGTCAGTTTTCATACTTGTTTCTAGGTAATAAAACCCCTTTTGTATTCACAACTGAACCAGAATTTTAAACTCAACACTTATATTAGTTTTAATGGAAACATGGTTCTAAAGCGTCTATATTCATTAAACAGGAATCTTCCATAGGTGTGTATTTTTGAACCACAAACCCTTCAAATATGCTATTCTGAATAACTTTATTTGGTGTATGATTATGAACTTTCCTAGCTATTTTTTTATACAATAAGAATCCTTCGTATCGTTCTTGTTGTATGGCTATATATTTTGGACTTTTATACAACATATTTTTGTTATCATCATCTAAACACAGTGAATGAATGAATTTAAATATAACATTATCATAAATGTCATAACGCAAATTCAGAAAATAATCATATAAAGAACAAGCTAATCTACACAAATCAAAAGAAAAATTGGGTTCGATTCTCTCTTTTTTGTCATTGAAAAACGGTTCACAATTATATAGAGAAGTAGCATCACCATTTTTGTGATAACTATCGCTACAATACCTAATATTTTTGTATTTGTAAATAGCTCTGCCAAAGTCTATAATTTTGTAAATTTTTCCAAAGGTTGGTACTGAATAGTATACACCATTGAACCGATAATATAGTCTTTTTTTACTTGTAGTTTTGTACATAATATTATCCGTATGCAAATCATTATGTGTAAAATCAAAAATTTTTTGATACGTATTCAATATCATAATCACTTGAAATAAGATAGAAGACCATTCCATATCCGAAAGTCGATTATTTTCGATGTAGTTATCCAGTGTATCTTCTAATTTTTCAATACATATCAACTGAGTCGGACACATCTTTATTTTCACAAATACATCTTCAAATTGTTGCTCATCAGAAAGTTCTGTTGTATCTGTATCCATATCTGTATCTATATCTATATCTGTATCTATATCTGTATCCATATCTGTTTCAACTTTCGAGTTTGTATTCAAATTTTTATTTGTATTAACACTAGTATCGTTTTTAGATTCAGTATCTGTTTCTGTATCTGATTCAGTATCTGATTTAGTATCTGATTTAGTATCTGATTTAGTATCTGTTTCTGTATCTGATTTAGTATCTGATTCAGTATCTGTTTCAGTATCTGATTCAGTATCTGTTTCTGTATCTGATTCAGTATCGTTATTAGCAGTTTTACTTGCTGTTTTATTCGTGGTATATATTTCTTCTAATATATTACTGTGGCAATTACGATTAGAAGTAAATGAACTATGAACGTAATCAGGAATTTGTTCCGTTTCTATATGTTTTAATGTCTTTTCAATACGTATGACTGGATTTATTTTTTTAGTTTGGCCGGAAAACAATTCAGAATATATTGCCTCGTGTAAACTAAATAATTTGCCATTGTTTTCATAAAAATATTTAGAATTTTCTAAGATATCCAATTCGTCTGTAACATTTATATCTAATTGTTTATAAACACATTGAAATGAGTCATAATATTGACACGCATGTTCAAAACAATGAATCTCTGATAACTTTGAAGACAAGAAATAAAAGAAAAAGTCCACATAAGATGCATTATGTATTGAATCTACCTTGTCTAAAACAGTCTTCTTATTGTATTCAGCCGTACATTTTTCAATACTATCCAAATGTTTGTACTTACCAGTCAAGTAATAAATAGGATTTATAATAGGTATCTTTTTAATAAAACAGTTTGTCTGTGAATTGTCGTTTAATACAATACTGTATGTGTCTGTATCTTTCATTTCCTCAATGTATTGTATATATTTACTATGATTCAATACTACACTCTTCCAATTTGAATTATTAAACTCAAACAATGAATTGTACAAAGGACAATAATTTTGAATATTTATTACATTGGCGTTATGTTGACTGAAGGATTCAAACAATCGATCATTATTACGCTTGACATAAGATACATTTATCATTTCAAGAGAATTATATTTTTCTTAGATTAAATAGTTTATTTTTAAACACATTCGTTCTTAATATAATATATTAATGTTTAATCATAATAAACATGAATTTGAAAATGAAAAAATTTAACATGAAACAAATTAAGTTTCGCCCAGACAAAAATGAAGGACCCGTAATCGTTTTGATTGGACGAAGAGATACTGGAAAATCATTTTTGGTCAGAGATTTATTGTACTACCAAAAAGATATTCCAATTGGTACTGTAATAAGTGGCACAGAAGCAGGTAATGGATTTTATGGAAACCATATTCCTAAATTATTCATTCACGATGAATACAATTCGGGTATAATAGAAAACGTACTAAAACGTCAATTAATGGTCAATAAACAGATTCAAAAAGAAAAACAAGCATATGGAAGAAGCAATGTTGACCCTAGAACTTTCGTAATCATGGACGATTGTTTATATGACAATTCTTGGTCTAAAGAAAAAGTTATGAGATCATTGTTCATGAATGGTCGTCATTGGAAAATCATGTTGATTATTACTATGCAATATCCACTTGGTGTTCCACCAAATCTAAGAACAAATATAGATTATGTGTTTATTTTACGCGAACCATATTTAAGTAATAGAAAGCGCATTTATGAAAATTACGCAGGTATGTTTCCTACATTTGAATCATTTTGTCAAATCATGGATCAGTGTACGGAAAATTACGAATGTTTAGTCATTAACAACAATGCAAAATCGAATAAATTAGAAGATTTAATATTTTGGTATAAAGCAGAAAGTCATCCTAATTTCAAATTAGGAGCACAAGAATTCTGGGATCTATCTAAAGATCTAGATTCTGATGAAGAAGAACAGTATAATCCGGATAGTATGAGAAATCACAATAAACCCAAAATACACGTTAAAAAAACCAATTGGTGAATTCAAATAATTTTTAAAATTGAATAATAATTTATTTTTTTCAAACAATATATTATTATTCAAATGTTAGAACCTTATTTCAATAAACACAATTCATTGGAGGTTGGAATAGACGAAGCTGGTCGCGGTCCATTGTTCGGTCGAGTTTATGCGGCAGCTGTCGTCCTACCTAATGATAACTCGTTTAGACATGATCTAATGAAAGACAGCAAAACATTTTCGTGTTCTAAAAAATTGAATGAGGTAGCAGATTACATTAAAACCAACGCATTGTATTATTCCGTATGCTTTGAGGAAAACGACGTGATTGACTCGATGAATATACTAAATGCTACCATGAAATGTATGCACAAATGTGTAAAACATTTAAATATTAAACCTGACCTATTGTTAGTTGACGGAACACATTTTAAAAGCTATTGTACCTTTTCAGAAGAACATGGGATCGAAAGCATACCTCATGTATGTATTCCTTCTGGTGATTCCAAATATTCTTCTATTGCCGCTGCTTCTATTTTAGCAAAATCAGAAAGAGACTATTATATTGATATGATGTGTGAAGTCTATCCAGATTTACATGAGAAATATGGATTCAAAAATAATAAAGGATATGGTACAAAAAAACACATTGAAGGTATACAGACTCATGGAATTACTAAATGGCACCGCAAAAGCTTTAAACCGTGCAAAAATTATGAATTCAGTGTAGAATCATGATTTTAAATATCAATGTTGTTCATTTTATTCTCAACATTCTTGTCTAATTGCTCTAAAAAATCATTCGAAGAAGAACTGTTGTTTGGTAATTCACTATTATTTGTTTTATACAAATTACCGTTTTTATCAATATTCTGAGTCAATTTTACTCCTGCAATCTTTGCTTTTTTCTTGTTGTCTTGAATAACTTGTTGTTTACTCTGTTTTAATCTTGCTTCAAAATCACGCTTTGAAATTTCTTGATTATGTATCTTTTCTTGCATAAGGTTATTCAAATCTTTTTCGAGGTATTCAACTTTTCCTGTTTTGTATGCGTTTGGTTCCCACGGCATCCATACACCAACTGGTCCCACAAATATATCATGATTAGGATCTTGTTTTCTAAGGGATTTGCAACGGAACTCAGCTTCTTCTTGTGTTTCATACGATCCTCTGATTTTAACCCCGCGAACATTAGTTTGAAAATTATTATCTTTGTTAAAAATATTGGTCAATTCGTCTTCCTTATGTTCTAAAAATGTTTTATAATTTTCATAAATATCGGGATTCTTTAATTCTTCCTTTTCCGAGTTTGCATATTCAGTAAAGTCCTTCATCATAGATTCAAGTGAAATGTTATACTTGTATGCTAAAAATTCCAAGTAGCCCTGAAATCTCTTTATTGAATGATTCATATCGAATGTTTTCACAAATTCTTCGAGAAAAAACATATTTTTTTGTTTTAAAACAGTTTCAGGTGATATAAACGATACGCATACAAATTTCTGTCCTGGAATCGCATTATCTTGATCCAAAACATCCACTTCTCTATTATTTTCATTCGACATAATATAATATTACTATACTATCGATAGTTTAAGTATTTTTCATACCTAATATTTTTTTCTAAAACTAACATATATGATTGATAAAGTTACAGAATTACTCGATTGGGGTGAACTTGCTAGAAGAGCTATCAAATACTTAATCGAGGGTATAGTTGTTGCAATTGCTGCCTATGCTATTCCAAATGTAAAAAGATCCCTGAATTTTGATGAGGTCATTTTGATTGCTCTTACAGCAGCTGCTACATTTTCTATTTTAGATACTTATGTACCTTCCATGGGTGTTAGTGCACGTACTGGTGCTGGATTTGGTATGGGTGCCAATCTTGTTGGATTTCCAGGTGGATTACATTAATTAAATCAAGGAAATCTTTTGATTATAATGTTCTATTCATATTATGATCAATGGGTTCTGATGAATTCCCAATTTAATTCATTGCATATTTTTTTCCATATATCGTCTTGTTCATTTCGTTTTTCTTGATCTTTTAACATATAAAAATACGGTAAGTATTCATCTTCGCGAAGTAATTCACATAATTTATATAAAACATAATAATAATTGAGAAAGTTGACACGTTCTACGGGACAATGTTTTGAATACGGCGTTTGTATTTCTAAGAAAAGGTTACATAGCTTTTGTTCTAATTCACAACTCATTCTTGGAGGCCTAATACCTAATTTTTCTTTGATAAATGATATATGTTCATAGTATTTGTTATATCCCAAATTTTTTAATATACTTTTAGTTTTTTCATTGGTTAAATCAGACAATTCGATTCTTTCCTTTTTTATTTGACTTCTAATATTTTCTATAATTTCGTCTTTAATATGTGTCGATTCTTTTGCTTGAAACTGAGCTATGATTTCTCGAAAATGGTTTATTCTTTTATACGCATAAAATGATACTTCCTTAGGCGGTTCTTTATACGAAGGCTTATCATGTTCTATGAGAATCATTTCACGACGATAACATTTTGTGCATATCATAACTCCCTCGTTTTCAATACAAGTCATGTCACCCCTACAAGAATCACAAACGTCATATGCTTTTGTATAATCGTCCATGTTGATAAAATTTGGATCCAGACTCGCAAAATATTCATTGTGATTTAAATTTGTTTCATTATTATTATCTGAATCTTTCACCTTGAAAAATTGATTCAATACAGTTTTTTTATTGTCGTTTTCCATAATAGATTTTTTGTTTTCAAAATAATCAAAAATATATTTAGAATTATTTAAATAATACGATTTACGCTTTTGTTTAATTTGTTTAATTTCTTTTTTCAATTCTTGGATATCTTGTTCATATGATAGTTTGTTGATTATTTCATTTGACGAAAAATCACCCAATTGTTTTTCGAGTTTGCGAAGTTTAGTTTTCATTCTAGGTAGTTGTTTCTCTTCGTGAATAATATCATTTATAACATTTTCGTGTTTAGTATCTACAGTAATAATTGTTTTCTTATCTACTTTGATATGTTTTTCTGTTTTTGGCTTAAATCGAGGCATTTTGATAATGAATCTTTAATGATTCTACATATTCACTTTTTAAGTTAATACAATGAACATATACTAAACTATCGTATAATGAGTTTACAATAGAAAAATACAATCGTTTTACGTAATTAAATATGGATCATAAAACAATTCAAAAAATGTTATTCATTCATAATGCAATTGAGAATGGATGGACCACACAAAAAAAACACAATTATTACATTTTCAAAAAAAAACACAACAATAAGATTCAATATTTCGACGAATCCTACATAGATACATTTATCAAGGAAAATAGTAATGTTACTTTTACTTCAAAAAACTAATTTCATAACTCAACATTATTTTTTTGTTAATTTTAATTGAATTTATAAAAAAATAATCTTTAGACATAATATACAACTATGGCTGGTGGTTTGATGCAATTAGTCGCCTATGGCGCCCAAGATGTTTATTTAACAGCAAACCCTCAAATTACTTTCTGGAAAGTCACATACAGACGCTATACCAATTTTGCTATGGAATCTATTGAACAGACTTTCAATGGAGCTGCTGACTTCGGTAGAAGAGTCCAATGTACTCTTTCTAGAAACGGAGACTTAGCTTACCGCACATATTTAGAAGTCACTCTTCCTGAAATCAAGAATGAAAGTACTTCTCAACATATGTATGCACGTTGGTTAGATTATCCAGGTGAACAATTAATCGATCAAGTCGAGGTTGAAATTGGTGGTCAACGAATTGATCGTCAATATGGTCAATGGATGCACATCTGGAACCAATTGACAATGACAAAGGAACAAGAAGCTGGTTACAACAAAATGGTCGGGCATACTACAGCTTTAACTTATTTGACTGATCCTTCTTATGCGAATATTGATACACCTTGTGCTGGTGACGGCAACGTTCAAGTATGCGAACCTAGAAATGCTTTACCTGCTACTACACTTTATGTCCCTCTTCAATTTTGGTTCTGCCGAAATCCTGGACTGGCTCTTCCTTTAATTGCTCTTCAATACCATGAAGTCAAGATTAACATTACTTTCAACAAAATTGAAAAATGTCTGTGGGCTGGGTCAAAAGGTCTTGACAAAAAAGAAGCGGACCCATTCACAAAACATACAGCCGCATACCAAAACAGCTTATTACATGCGTCTTTATTTGTAGACTATATTTTCTTGGATACGGATGAAAGGCGTCGTATGGCTCAAAACCCACATGAGTATTTGATTGAACAACTTCAGTTCACAGGTGAAGAATCTGTGGGATCCAGTTCTAATAAGATCAAGTTGAATTTCAACCATCCATGCAAGGAACTTATCTGGGTCGCTCAAAAAGACGAGCTTATTGACGAATGTTATATGTTCGAAGATTCAGAAGTACCAAATTCGAATGTGAAGGATATGTTCGGTTGCCAGTACTTTAATTACACAGACGCTATTGATGTACTCCCAAAATTAGTTGCTGGATACGGTTCTGTTGATAAGCTTCATTCTACAGCTAGAACTGAAAACCTGGGCGAAGATGGTGGTGATTTTGGTAATGGAAACGAAAACGCTGTACTTTTCAACGGCGATTTAGATAACAGTACTGCTGGTGCACATGTTGGACAAACTGAGGAAACTACCACATACGGAAACAAGTACACTGATGCCGCTCAATACGTCGTGTCTGAAACTTCTCGTTCTTTGAACTGTTGGGGTAACAATCCAGTTGTTTCTGCCAAACTTCAATTGAATGGTCAAGATCGTTTCTCTGACAGGGAAGGTTCTTACTTTGATACCGTTCAACCTTATCAACACCATACAAGACACCCCGATACTGGTATCAACGTCTATTCTTTTGCTCTTCGTCCTGAGGAACACCAACCTTCTGGTACATGCAACTTCTCCCGTATTGACAATGCTACCCTTCAGCTTTCTCTAAGCTACAATATGGTGAAAGATAGTCAAACTGCTAAGGTCCGTGTCTATGCCGTGAACTACAACGTCCTTCGTATTATGTCCGGTATGGGTGGATTAGCATATTCCAATTAAATGTAATACCCATTGTGATTTTGCTACCTTTTTAAGATATACAATATTTAATTAAAACATACTAAAATAGACTATACTAATTAGTATGTTTTCAAGTTGAGCATATCTTTTATATGGGAAACAAATATATATTCAATGTTGATATATATCGAACGAAAAATTAAATGAGATTGAAATCATAATTCTCTAAAAATTCAGTTTATTCAAAGTAAACAATTCACTGATTAAACCATTTAAAATCTTCACAATATATATTTTCAATCATGTCTATGCAAATATTTGTCAAAACACTCACTGGAAAAACAATCACATTAGATGTTGACACGAGTGATTCTATTTCTAATGTAAAACAGAAAATTCAAGATAAAGAAGGTATTCCACCAGATCAACAACGTCTTATTTTTGCAGGAAAACAACTAGAAGACGGACGAACCCTTGCTGATTATAATGTACAAAAGGAGAGTACATTGCATTTGGTTTTAAGACTAAGAGGTGGAAGAAGAATAGATAGGGAAATGTCTGTACACCATATTATAAATATATAATCTTTATCTACTTTATAAGAATGGGAAAACCAACATTAAAATATTGTGTAACTGGTAGTTTAAGTGGAACAACACGGTTCACAGTAAAACAATTTAATCATTTAACAGATACTGGAAAACAAACAAAAAATAGATTATATGCAACGAAACTAAATCCATGCTATTTAACGTTTAAGGACCGAATCAAATATGGTTATAATAAGTAAAATACTTTACAACGAATAATACATAAAATTGAACTATAAGTAGACATTGTTAATTATATAATTCATAATGTCTATATTAATAAGCATTGAAGGCAACATTGGTGCTGGTAAATCTACTTTGATACACCAGATACAAGATTATTTTGAAAACAATGTAGTATTTATTCAAGAACCTATTCATGAATGGAATACGATCAAAAACAAAGACGATAAAACAATATTAGAATGCTTCTATGAAAATCAAGAAAAATATGCGTTTTCTTTCCAAATGATGGCCTATATAAGTCGAATAGCAGCTCTTCAAAAAGCAATAGAGGACAATCCAGATTCTATATTAATTGTAGAACGTTCTGTATATACTGACAAATTTGTATTCGCAAAAATGTTGTATGATAACAAACAAATACATGAGATAGAGTATCAAATTTACTTGAAATGGTACGATTTCTTCTTAAAGAAATTACCTGCAATACATACAATATATTTAAGGACCAATCCCAACATTTGTCTGGAAAGAATTAAGAAACGAAATCGAGAAGGTGAAGAAAACATGGATATTTCTTACTTGGAAGAATGTCATAAATATCACGAAGATTGGATCTATACGAATATAGATGTTACAAACACGTTAATTATAACCGCAAATGCGGACAGAGACAAAGAAGATTATTCAGATATTATCAATTTAATCAAAGAGAATATTCAATCATGGTTACATAAAAACAAAAACTCTAAATCATAGCACAAATTCTAATACGCACAATAATACAGTTATAATGAACTTACATGCAACAAAAGCAAAAATATATTTCTTATTTTTCTTCTTTTCGTAATACCATTTTTTTATTTTATATAGTAAAGGATACTTCACAAAGGTTTTACTAGATTTTGTTTTGGTGTTTTTTTTTCGTTTAACTATGATTTTTCTCATTTTGCGTCTTTTTTTAATTTTACATTTGGGAATAGATAATTCAGAATATATTTTACGATTGCGTTTCATAATAGAATCTATATATTTGTTCGTTTATTTTTAAGTTAATAGTAAAACAAACTTGATAAATTAAATTTTAAAATCTATTTAAAGCTTTACTGGTATTAAAAAACACTTTAGTATGGGTAAAGCGGTTGGTATTGATTTAGGAACTACTTATTCATGTGTCGGATACTATACCAAAGGAAATGTTGAAATTATTGCGAATGATCAAGGATTTCGTACAACTCCTTCATTTGTAGCTTTCACAGAAAGTGAACGCTTGATTGGAAATGCCGCTAAGAATCAAGCTGCTAGTAACCCTAAAAATACAGTATATGATGCGAAGCGCTTGTTGGGTAAAACATTTGACGATCCTTCACTACAAAAAGATTTGAAACATTTTTCTTTTGAAGTAGTAAAATCTTCTGATAACCGCCCTCAGATCAAGGTGGAACACCAAAATAAGACAAAAGAAATGTATGCAGAAGAAATTTCAGCCGCAATCTTGACCAAAATGAAACAAACAGCAGAAGCATATCTTGGTGAAAGTGTTACTAAAGCTGTTATTACAGTACCTGCGTATTTTAACGATTCACAACGTCAAGCGACTAAAGACGCAGGTGCAATTGCTGGACTAGAAGTTTTACGAATTATTAATGAACCAACAGCAGCAGCTATTGCGTATGGTTTAGACAAAAAATCATCAAAGGAAACAAATGTTCTTATATTTGATCTTGGTGGTGGTACATTTGACGTTTCTGTAC